CAATCAAGACGGTAGCTCAGACCGCAATCGCTACCATCGGAACAGCAGCGGCACTCGGAGAGGTAGACTGGAAGCTGGTATTATCAGCGGCAGTCCTCGCAGGGGTTCTGTCACTTCTGACAAGCCTCGCAGGCTTACCAGAGGTTGACGAAAAATAAGAGGTAGTAGTATGAATGGAGCAACAATCAGTGTAGCATTAATTTTTTCTTTGATCGCAGTAGCAAGTCAGCTGTATTCTATGTGGAATAACCATAAAAAGAACCAGGAGGAAGAGAAGCGCAAAGCTCTAGAAGTGGAAAAGAACTTTATCAAGCTCGATGTGAAGCTCGATAACGTCATCGGATCTACGCAGAGCATCCTGGAAAAGCAGGACCAGAATACAGCGAAGATCGAGAAGGTCTCCGGGGAAATCATAAAGGCAAACGAGCAGATCGTAACGCTGTTCAAATCCAGGGACAACCATGAGGAACGAATCTCGCATCTGGAAGGAAAAAAATAATATCGCACACCAGAAGAGCCGGGGCAACTCGGCTCTTTTTGCTATAATAAAGAAGATCTGAGAGGAGGCAAAGGATGAAAAGGATGACAGTCGGCCAGCTGGCCATGACGGTAAATGAGAGGATCTTTATATGTTCAATGTACGATGTCAGCCATGACGTGGAGCTCACCAGAGAGCTGCGGGCATACACAGGACTCCTGACCCTGGAGATCCTGACCATGAGCCACAACGAGGACGGATATATGGCCTGTGTGGATTTGCCAGCTGCAGCGGTCGCAGCACTAGGAAAACCAGAGTGAATCTCTGGTTTTTTATTCTTTTCAGAAAACTGTTGACATTTCACCACTTTTATGGCATTATCACAGTAAGAAAACAGAAACAACACAGAAAAGAAACAGACAGGAGGACACGAACATGACAGATCAGAAGATTTTGAAAGCAATTTTAATGTTAAGACGGTTAGGAAACAAATACCAGACAAAAGAAGAGCAAATCGCAGAGCAGAAGAAATGGCTGGCAGAGGATCCGACATACGCAGAGAGGATCGATGAATGGATCGACAGCATGAGAGAGGACCTTGCAAAGACTCCTGAACAGAGAGAAGAGGAAAGCCGCCAGTTTATCGAGGAGCTTTCACAGCGCGAATGGGAACTGGCACAGCAGGAAATGGCAGCGATGAGGCACGAGCGAGACGAGTGGGATGACTTCTGGGATGACAGAGCAAGATCGGTCGGAGCATTAGCCTTTTAGAAGGAATAGGAGGGGAACGAAATGACCAGACAGAAGAAAGAGATTATAAAGAAGATCGACGAAATCGACGAGTTTATCCACGTAGACGAGCAGCTGGGCTGCGGATTTGCACCTGCCGGATTTTATGATGACCTTTTAGATCAGCAGTGGGATCTTTACGAGGAGCTGGCGCGGCTTAGCCACTACCCGGATGCGATGACAATGATGAACGACACCAGGGGCCTGGAGCAGCATCTCAGCGAACTGCCGTTTATTTAAAAATGAAAGCGCTTACAAAGGAGGAAAACACAATGACAGCACTTGAAAAGAGATATGAAAAAGCAATTAAAGACATCGGAGGAGCGGCAGGACTTCTGAGCCTGCCGGAGCAGATAAAGAAGCTCCTGAAGAACGTGAGGGACCTGGAGACAAAGGTAAGACTCCTGGAGGAAATCGCGGCAGAGCTAAAGGAAGGAGGTACAGCATGACAAGATCAATCCTAGCAGCTATGATGTTTGCTCAGACATTAGCGATGACCACACCGACACTGACACCAAAACATAAGACAGCACAAAAGACGCAGGAGCCCCGGTGGGAAAGCATCGGGGCGTGCAGAGTTACAGAATACTGCCCTGTGTGCAATGACCCGGAAGGTTACGAAAGCTCCAGCGGAAAAGATCTGGCAACCGGAGACGCGGCCTGCAGCTGGCTCCCTCTGGGAACGGTGATCCGGATCGGCAAAAGGGAATACACCATCGTGGACACCTGCGGCACCGATGCAATCGACCTGTTCATAGACAGCGATGAGTGCTGGTGCGACAGAAATGAGTATGTCGATGTAAAAATCAAAAAGGAGGAATGACCATGAGAATCTGGCATAAGGACCTGATACCGGTCCTGCCCAGGCAGCAGCTACTCGGCCAGTGGCGGGAGCTTTGCTGCATTGCAAAAAACATAGCGGAGAAGGGAACACCGAACCACATGCTGGTCAATAAGGTGCTGGAGTATCCACCATCACACCTGCATGAATTCGCAGCGAGGATCGACGATGAGATGACCAGGCGCGGATACAAATGCGAATGGTCAAGATTTGCACAGTGGAATATCGGATACAAACCAGAGGACGGTCCAGTCAGCACTTCTGAACTGTTCGAAGGATGGCACCATTACCGGTACTTTTTACAATGTTATTTTAATCTGCAGGAAAAATACGACTGCGGAGGGATCAGCGAAAAAGAGTGGGAGCGGATCCAGAATGAATTTGTTGTGATTATTTAAAGGAGGAGAAACCATGCAGTGTTTAATTGGAATTATGATTTTACTTATAGGATTTATGTGCGGATTTATAATCGGAGAGGCATCCTGCATGACCACTTACACGGAGTGGCTAGAAAAAAGGCAGAGAAACTTCGAAAAGAAAATGATGAAAATACTGGAGGACATGAGATGAGCTCAGAAGTATTTGATATCGATATGAAGCTGATAAACGATTGTGTAAGAATCTACGGTAAGAGCTCACAGGTCGATATGGCCATCGAAGAGATGAGCGAGCTGACAAAAGCTCTGCTGAAAGAACGACGAGTAGATACAGACAATGAGAAAAAAGCTGCAGACCATATCGCGGAGGAAATGGCCGACGTGCTCATCATGCTGGAGCAGCTGATGATCATTTTTGATAATTCAGAAGAAATACAAAAGCAAATATATTACAAATTGGAAAGGCAAGGAAAGAGATTAAAGCGCCTTGTAGATTCTGAATTTTCTGAAAAAGAACCAAACCCGACAGCCCTCCCAGAAAGCATGTATCAGGAGGCTGTGGATAACAAATAAGGAGGATAATTATGGCAAGAGAACACATCTACAAAACAGCAGAAGAATGGAGAACAGAAGCAGAGCGCAGATTCAAATCTCCGTATATGGAAGATTGGAAGTTTAAGTGTCCTAGTTGTGGCCGAGTGAATAGAGGACAGGAATTCAGAGATGCCGGAGCAAGTCCCAATGCGCCATACCAGGAATGCATCGGAAGATACGACAAAACAAAGGGTTGCGATTGGGCTGCATACGGCCTGTTTGATATCTGTACTACAGAGGTGGAGGGAATACCGGTATTTGATTTTGCAGAGGAGGAATGACCATGGCAAAGTGTAAATCATGCGGAGCGGAAATCATCTGGATCAAAACAAAAGACAAAAAAGCAATGCCCTGCAATCCGCAGAAGATCCACTATAAAAACACATTCCCAAGCGGACCACTGACGCTGATCACGCCTGACGGCAGAATTGCAAAGGGGACTCTGGATCTGGATTCAGACAGCTACGGATACGAGTCACACTTCGCCACCTGCCCGGCAGCGGAGATCTTAAGGAGGAGGTGAATAAGAGATGCCGAGGTATCTGAAAAACACAGAAGGACTAAGCCCAGGAGCCTTGCGAATCGTGAAGACTCCCACATACGAGCTGCGGCACATGTTAGAAAGCAGCCAGCCATCAGACATAGTGGCAGCGCACCTCGCTATGCGACGAGAGGATCTATATCCGGCCAAACAGCGGATTATATCTGATTTTATAGCAGGAAAAGAGCTGAAAACTATCAGTAAACCAAAAGACAAAATGAGATCCTCATGGTATTTAAAATTTGCAGAAGAATGGGATGCGATATGCAAGAAATTAAAAGCTACAAAAAAGAAAGGAGATCAGCCATGTCAGGAGCAATGATAGGTTTTTTAGTAGGATTATTTATAGGATCGACAATCGGAGTGTTTACCATCGCACTAATGAAAGTGGCCAAAGAGGAAGATGAAAAAATGAAAGATTTTTCTGAAAAGAAAAACGAAGGCCCCAGAAATGAATCGAATGACCAATCTCCCACGGAATGACATTCTCGATGCAAAATATCGAGCCTCAGCAACACCCACAAATTGTAAAAAACCACAAAAAGAAAGGAAATCACCATGAATAAAGTAATTTTAATGGGACGACTGACCAGAGATCCGGATGTGAGATATAGCCAGGGAGCGCAACCCACCTGCGTATCCAGATATACTCTGGCAGTCAACCGGAGATTCAAAAGAGAAGGAGAGCAGGAAGCAGACTTTATCAACTGCGTGGCCTTTGGAAAAAATGGCGAATTTGCAGAAAAGTATCTGAGACAGGGAACCAAGATCGCGATAGCCGGACGAATCCAGACCGGGAAGTACACGAACAGAGATGGTGCCACAGTTTATACCACAGATGTGGTGGTGGAAGAACACGACTTCGCAGAGAGCAAAGCGGCCAATGAGTCCCACGCGGGAGCAGGATACCAGGCAACACCAGCGCCTGTCCCAAGCCACCATCCAGAACCACAGTATAAGCAGCAGAGTTTTGTAGGCGCGGACGGATTCATGACCATCCCGGAAGGTTACGATGAAGAGCTGCCGTTTATTTAGAAAGGAGACAATATGGAGAAATTAGACGACATCACCATCGTGAAATTTGACGGAGTGACACAGAGTGCTGTGTATTTAGGATTTGTCACCAACCTGCTTAATATTACCGAAAAGCTGAAATGGAGAAAGGCAGGAGCGATAGAGTACGGATACGATGCGGAAGTATTGACGCTGGAAGAAATCTATAAGCAGGTCCGGGATTTATTCAATGGACATGCCATTATTACGGTTTTTGTGAGCGATCCCCTGCACGGATATATCTACCAGTGCGGCAATTACAGAGACGGACACTGGATGAAATACGGAACGACCATAGGGTACGCATAAGAGGAGAAACGACATGGATGAACTAATCAAAATTGTACAGGCATGGATTGATAGGCAGGAAGCCGATGGATGTAAGGGATGTGCGTTTTTCGATAACGAGGAATGGGAAATGCCATGCCGAAGTTGTAAGAGAGCTTGTAAAGATTATTGGAGGAGACCGAAAGAATGAAAAGAGATATTATCACCGAAAGAAAAATAAAAAGAGGAGAGATCTACTGGATTAATCCGAGTCCCTACCGAGGAACCGGAAAACACGTACAAAGAGCCAGCCGTCCTGCCGTAATTGTAAGCAACGACAAGATCAATGACACCGGGCAGACCTACGAGGTGGTGTATCTTACCACCAAGCCGAAAAAAGACTGTGACACCCACGTCACCATCAGATCATCCTATGAGAGATCTACTGCCTTATGTGAGCAGGTGCAGACGATAAGCGTCGAGCAGCTGGGCAGGTGGATAGCAGACTGCACCGAGCAGGAGATGGAAGCCATCAGCCGGAGCATAATGATAAGTCTGAAATTGGATCCAGCAATACCGGACAAGGTAGAAAATGTCTACGTTAGAATGGACGGAGAATGGAAAGAACCGAAACGCCTGATAAACGAACTAGATAAGGCGAGGCAGGAAGCAGGACTATACCATCGGCTATACAATGAACTTCTAGAAAAGATGATCAAAAACTCGACAAAATAATGATTTGACACCACCGAAAAAATGCTGTAAAATCACAGAATAGAAACGGAAATAATACAGATAGGAGGCAGAAAATGACAAAGCGTCTGACTTTTGCCCTCCAAAAAGGTGGCGTCGGCAAGACAACAAGCACAGTGGCAACGGCGGAGATTTTAGCAGCAGCCGGATACCGTGTGCTTGTTGTTGATTTTGATTCGCAGGGAAATGCAACAAAAATGCTGACAGGGAACAGTATCTATCAGTATACCGGCCACACCGTAATGGAGGCAATCCAGCAGGGAGCGGCGGATCCCTTCATAATTACCGTCAAGGAGAACCTCGATTTATTACCAGCTGAGGACCGTCTAGCGGCTTTCTCGCGGTACATTTACACCGCAAGGATAGACAATCCTTATGCAGCACTAAAACGCCTCCTGGAGCCCGTGGAGGCCCGGTACGATTACGTATTTATCGACGTGGGACCAGAGCTCGGAGACAAAGCGATCAACACCATCGTGTATGTGGATCACATTATAATCCCGGTGGACATGGGAGACCTGGCACTGGATGCTATGGTGAGATTTATGGAATTTGTGGATGAGACCAGAGCGGAAGGGCACACTGACGCGAGGATATCTGGAATCGTACTCACCATGAGAGACGGCAGACCACTGCGGTACGAAAAAGACATCACAGAAGGACTCCGGGCCGCATATGGAAGCCTGGTATTTGACTCAGAGATTCGTCGACTGGTAAAAATTAAAGAGATTGCAGCGGCAGGAGTCAATCTGGAAGACCCAGCCATGGGAGATTATCTCAATCTGGCGGAAGAAATAATCGAAAGAACCCAAAAGGAGGCAACACACCATGAGTAATAAAGAATCAGCAGCAGAGCGCATCGCCCGAATGAAGGCGGAAAAAGAAGCTGCGCAGGCTGCAGCCCAGGAAAACAAAAAAGAAGATCTTGTCGGCCAGCTTACCCATGAGACAGACGGAACTCCGGACTTTACCGAGATCGCAAAGAAGCTGGAGGCGAGAAAAGCTCTGGAAGCAAAAGGTGAGAATGAAGGATTTGTA